GTTCGATTCAAGCTGCGCGGCCGCCACGCCCAGAATCGCGGGGATGCGCGTCATGGCCTGAAGATCGTCGTTGATGATGACCTTGCGCGTGATGGCCACGACCTCGCCGAACGTCTGGAGCGAGTAGTTCGTGTTCATGTCGGTGAGGTTCGCCCGGTGGTACTCGCCCTTTTCGTTCAACTGCTGAAGGGCGGGAGCGTCGCTCAACTGCACGCGGTTGATCGGCTTGAAGTCGGGCGCGGTCACCTGGCGGCAGAACGGCTGGAAGGTGCGCGGATAGGACTCGTAAGCCTGCCGCAGCGTCTTGTTGGCGACGTTGGCGAGGATCGCGGGGAAGTCCGAGGTCGATTCGGCGCCTCCACCGAAGTATTCCGCTCCGCGGCTCGGAGCCTGCAACGCCAGTTCGGCGATGCGGTTCTTGTTCATGCCCCGGTGGTTGATGCCCCGAATTTCGAGGGACTCGCGGGCCATCTCCATGAGCGACAAGCCCACGTACTCGCGTCCCATTTCCTCGGCGCGCCGCTGATTTTCCGCGCCGCATCCGTTCAGCAGTTCTCCGGTCTTCGGATGCTTTGCCAGGAAGAACTTCGGATCATGGCGCAGCAGCATGGCGTTCTGCATTGCAGCCAGCCGGGTTTCCCCGCCATCGCGGGTGATGCTCAACTCGCTGCGAATGGGCCGGTCTTCGCCGCCCGTGGTTTGCTGACCCTTTGCGCTCAGCGCCGCGAAGGCCTCGACGCTGAACTGGTCTGCCGTCTTGCCGTCGGAGATTGCTTTGCGGACAAAGTCGTCTCCGAGAATCGATTTGAAGCGAGTGGCGCGGTGTTCGATTTCAACAATGCGCTCGTCTGTGTGGTGCTTTCTGCCATGGCAGGTTTCTCCTTATGTGGGCTTGAGGCCCGTGCTGCTTGCCCGTCAACCTCGGCGGACAAAAACGTTGTGTTGAAATCGGCGGGGACCGGAACAACGGATATCTCGAACGGTTCCCAATCGGTCGCCGTGAACATGCCGATCTCGTTCGGGTTGCCATACGGCGGCTTGCCTTCCGTCTGAGCCTGTACCGTTGTCTTCTCGCGGTTGTAAATCCACGCTCCGAAGCTCAGGTTCTGCACGATCCCGCTGGACACCTTGCGGAACAACTCAGCGCCGTCTTCATCGCCGAGATCGAACTTCAGGGTGGCCATCCCGTTCGCGCCGTCCGCCCACGCTTTGTTCACGACGCCGACCTGCGCCTTGGTACCTGCCTTCCCGGCAACCACGGACTTGTAATCGTCGCCGGTGAAGTGGGTATCGAAGACGGGTGCGCCCGCGTTCAGGCGGTCGAGGCGCGCCCCGCCCATGTCGAGCGTGAGCATGTACGGATCGCCGGTGTCGGGGTCTTTCCTCGGAACCTGCGCGCCCGTGTACCAGACGACGTCAATCGTGCCGTCCTTCTCGTTGGCCGTGCTGGCGACAGGCTTTGCATCGGACGCGGCGAAAAACTCAAGCGCCTGATTTGCTTTCATGGTTTGAACCTCTTTTCTACGAGCGATAAATTCGGGAAGGCGAATCCCACGACCGCGAAGCGGGCGACCCCGAGAACACCTCCGCAATGTCTTCTGCATCCGCATTCGAAACGGCGGGGACCTTCGAGCCGGGCATAGTAGGCTTCGAACTCGGTGTCCGCTCGTCGCTTGCGGCAGGCTGCTCCTGGCCGCGATCCGTCACGTTGCGCGGGTCGCAATCCAGAATGATTTCGAGCTTGTCGAGAATCTTGTTGACGCGCGCGATCTTCTGTAAGCGTTCTTCCGGGTCATATCCGTTGCGCGAGATCGCCTCGAACAGATCGAGCGTCCCGGTCCTGATCATCTTCAGTTCCGCGGCCGCGTCCTTCACCGGATCGACGCTCTCGAACTTCGGCGCGGTCCACTGCACTGCGTGTACAGCGATCTTCGGATCATCGAGCGCCTTCTGCGGAATCTTTCCTTGAAGGATCAACGTATCCACGAAGCGACGCCACACCGGCATGCAGAACAGCGGAATCAGTGTGAGCCAGCGGTAAGCCTCCACCGTGTTGCGGAACCCCAGCATGCCGCCGCGCCACGAGGAGTAATTCACCTGCGACATATCGCCGGTTCCCAATTCGTACGGCAGACCAATGCCAGCCATGATTCCCTGCAACTCGGTCATCTTGTACTCGCGGTAGCCGCCCGCCGCCGGAGGATTGTTGAATTTGATCTCCTGTCCCGGCTTCAGGTACTCGACCATGCCCGGTTGAAAGGTTTCGACGGGCGCTCTGGTGACCGGGTCGGTGCCGGAGATGCCGAGCGGATCGCCCTCGATACCTTCCGGCTGCTGCACGAACGCGGTGACGCACGCCTCTACCTTCTTGCGCACGCGCTCCGCGTCGCAGTAATCGTTGAGGTCTCGGAGCGCCATCATGACGGGCGAGAGCCACGGCACGCCTCGGACCTGGCCGGGCCGGAGCACGCGATAGACGTGCATGATCTGATCGGCCGGCACGGGCTGGCTGATGATTCCGCCGCGCGGATTCAGGATCAGCACTCCACCCGGGTGATAACTGAATAGCCAGTAGGCGGCGCGTCGGCCCATCTCGTCGAACTGGACGCCCACCATCACGTGGCCGTTGATCAGCCCCATGGTTCGGGACTGGTCTAAGAAATCTGCCTCCAGCATTTGAAGCTGTAGAGGAACGCGCAGATTAGAGGCGGCCAGACGCGGGCGAAACCGTACGAGCGCTTCGCCGCTTTCCGCCATCGTGCGAACGGCCAGCGTTTGCATCCCAAAGAAGTCCAGGCGCTGCGGCGTGTCGCAGGCATCCGCGAAGAAAGGCCATTCGGCGTCGATGATCTTGTCGATTGCAGCATTGCCTGTCTTCGCCTTCGGAACAATCCCGGTCCCGACTACATTTCCTGCCAACTCTTCAATCGCGCGCGCCGCATACGGATTGTTGCGGATCAGATCGCGACTCCGGTTGCGAAGCCAGATGAGCGATCCCATCAACTCGACGTTGGCGTCCGTCGAGGCGGCGTACCAGCCATGCGCGCGTCGCCCTGCCGTCGCTCCGTCATAGCTGAACCGTTGCGCGTGCCGATCCAGATAGTCCTGGGTCAGTTCCAGCGCCACGCGGCTCCGCACCCGTTGCAACGCGCGCTGCGGCGCAACAACGCCGATGGCTTTGTCGAGAAAATTCATTTCAGGCTGCCGCTTACCAGCGGTCGTATAGCGATGGACCACCCGGACCGTCTCCGCGTTTGTGCTGCGCGAGTGTCGTGCGGCTCCCGCTCTTGCCGCTGGCCTGGCGGATGTCCTCTTCGATCTCGGCTTTCGCCTTTCGGAGTTCGTCAACGGATCGGTACGTCACCTCGCGCCCGTCCGGGAACCGGACCCGCAACGTGGGATTCCCGAGCGCCTGGTTGATCGCGTCGAGATTCGACTGCAACTGTGGAACCGTCAAAGCCATGTCATCTGCCTCCAAACCAATTGCGGCGCGGTATCCATTGCTCCGCGCGCTCGAACGGCGCAGGGATGCGCACTTCGTTTTCCTGCGGTTCCGCTGGCTCTGGGGGAGGAACATTCGCCGCGACCACCGTCGGCGGAATCGTCTTCGCTCCCTTGCGCCGCGAGCCAGCCATCTTCGCGAAACGGTCGCAGTGGACGCCCAGCTTCAAACCGCTGGCGTAGAGCGCCTGCAACGCGGCATAGGCATACACGCGGCAATCGAGGGCCTCGTTCCGCGCGGCAGGAGGCTTCCGCCATTCTTGCTTCGGATAGCCGTTGTGATAACGCGTGAACTTCCGCTCGGCGGTGAGTTGATCGAAGTACTCCTGATCGCGCCCAATCGGGAAGTGGCAGTATCCCGGCCCGACTTGCCCGATCTTCAGCCGGTCGTAGAGCGCCGTCTTCGCTGCATCCACACCGACCATGAAGAATGGCGTCTGGTTCTTCCGGCTAGGCTTGCGGGGCCAGATCGGAGACTCTCCCGCGCGTCCCTTCACCGCGTACACACGGCGCGCATAGCGGTCGCGGGTGAAACGCAGCACCGTCGCATCCTTGAACCCGCAATCGATGCACGCGGCCACGATCCGCAGGGTCTGACCGGAGTCGTGCAGATGCTCGGCAAGGAGCAGTCCTTCGAGGTGATCCCACACCTCGTTGCGCATAACGTCGCCGGGGATCACATGGTGCGCAATCGACCAGGACTCCTCGTCGCGCCCCCAACCAACGATCTCGACTTCGAGGCGGTCGGCCTGCACATCGACGCCCGCCGTGATGAGCGCGACGCCGTCGGGCGCCTCCGCTTCAAATGGCTCGCAGCGATTCCACAACGCCCGCGCGTCGGTCGGCACCTCGTGGTTCTCTTCCCACAGTTCCGCGAGGACCGTGTTCATGAACGCCTTGAGGGTCTCGGGCGACTTCTTCGCCGCGACGAACTCGGTGGCAATCGAACCCCACGGGCGTTTCAGCGAGATCAACTGCGAAATGCGGAAGCCCGGAATCTGTGAGGAAGGGTTCTGCGCGCGATACTCGCCACGCTCGACCATCCACGCTTTCTGGTGAGGAGGAATCAACTCGCGGCAACCGGCGCAACGGTACATCGCGTCGTCGGGCAAATCCTCGGGCCACACCAGACCGGGTCCCGTTCCATCGCCCAGCACGAGCACCTGGTAGTGACCGCACTTCGGGCACGGCACGAAGAAGTCGCGCTGGTCGCTTTCTTTCCATGCCATCTCGATCCGGCTGATGCCTTTGACCGTCGGCGTCGAAGCCATGACGATCTTCGTGTTGTGTTGGAACTCAGCCGTGCGCTGGATCGCAAGCGAAACCGGATCGCCCTCAGTCCCCGCGCTGGCCGGGTACCGGTCCACCTCATCGAGCAGCGCATAGCGGATCGGCCGCATCGCCAGACCCGACGGCGAGATCGCGCCGGTGAAAGTGATGTGCCCAGCGCCGTTCACGAACACCTTGTGCAGAGTCGTATTGTTGGAGTCGCGCGATTTGACGGGCGCG